TGGCAAACGCAGCAATATGGCCAGGCTCTAGTTCATTTTCAGCTGGCGATACTCCTTTTGGATTTTATGATACTGATACAGAGTTTGTGACTGATGCGGACAAGGTAGCAAATTTTTGTGCTCGCCGTTTAGGGTACCCTCTTACTGATATTGAACTTCAAGATATAAATTTTTATGCGGCATTTGAAGAAGCAGTAACTACATATGGCAATGAAGTATTTGCTTATAAGGCAAGTGAAAATTACTTATCTCTTGAAGGATCTGAAACAGGTTCTAATTTAAATTATAAATTACAAAAACCTAATTTAGGTACCCAAATAAGAATAGCTGAAGCTTATGGTAGTGAAGCTGGTGTTGGAGGTTCAGTAGAATATAGAACCGGTAGCATCCAAATGGTTAAAAACCAACAAGTATATGATTTACAAGATTTTGCTAATGAAATTACTGCTAGTAAAAATAATATTGAAGTTAAAGAAATATTCTACCAATCTGACCCAGCAATTGTAAGATATTTTGATCCCTATGCTGGCACGGGTACTGATGTTCAAGGACTATTAGATGCTTTTGGATTCGGTAATTACACCCCAGGTATTAATTTCTTATTAATGCCTATTAGCTATGATTTAGGAAAAATCCAAGCTATAAACTTTAATGATACTATTAGAAAATCTAACTATAGCTTTGAATTGGTAAATAATCAAATTAGAATATTCCCTATTCCTAATAAAAATGAAAAACTATGGTTTAAATACATCCTTAAATCAGATAGAAGCAACCCTACAGTTTCTGGAAGTTTAGGACAAGGAGTAGTAACTGATATATCTACAGTACCTTATACTAACCCTACTTATGCCTATATTAATTCTATTGGTAGACAATGGGTTTTTGAATACACTTTAGCTATTGCTAAAGAAATGTTAGGATACATCAGAGGAAAATATGGAACGGTGCCTATTCCTGGAGCCGATGTAACTCTAAATCATGGTGACCTAATCTCAGCAGCAACTGCTGAAAAAACAGCATTATTAGAAAGATTAAGGAATTATTTAGGAGAAACTTCCCGTAATAAGTTATTAGAAAAAAAGGCCCAAGAAGCTGAGTTTTTACAAAAAGATCTATCAGCAGTACCTTATACAATTTTTATTGGCTAATGGCATTATTCGGAAGAACAAGAGATGTTAATTTAATTAATTCAATTAACCGTGAGTTATTAGGTGATGTTATTACCCAACAATGTGCTGTATATAAACTTAGATTAGAAGAAACACGTTTTAATCTTTATGGAGAAGCTACTGGAGGTAAATTTTATAATGGTCCTACTTTATTTAATGTTTTAGTAGATAGACGAGACCAAGAATATCCCGAAAGTGAATTAGGTGTAGACTTTGCTTGGGGAGTTACATTTAAATTCTTTAGAGAAGATTTAATGGATGCTAGTCTTATTATGGAAGTAGGAGATATTATTTTATACCAAGAAGGTTATTACCAAGTAGACACAGTAATAGCCAACCAGTATTTTGTAGGTAAAAACCCAGAATACACAAACTCTCCAAATCCTTTAAATCCTGGGTTAGGCCAATTTGGATCTAGTCTATCAGTTATATGTGAGACTCATTACGAACCAGCTGACAAATTCGGCATAACCAGAGAAAGATAATGGCAGGCAAAACTCCAATCCCTAAATCCCAAAGAGAAATTGCTTTATCACAAGGAAGTACTTTAAGTACTAATGATCCTCTTGATAATAGAACTAATAACCAGACAATTAATCCTGATAGAGCAAATCAAATTTCACAAAAAGGAGACACTTCAAAACCTTTTACAGTAGGAATTAAAGATATTGATGAGACTATTCAATATTACTTTGATTATGTAATTCGCCCTTCTGTAATCCAAAATGGTAATAGAATAGCTGTTCCTGTAGTGTATGGGTCTCCTGAAAGGTGGAAATCATTCCAACGTGATGGGTATTATAGAGATAGTAAGGGTAAAATTATGGCCCCACTTATCATGTTTAAAAGAACTAGCATTGATAGAGTTAGAGGAATGACTAGTAAAATTGATGCTAATTACCCCCAAACTTATAGAATAGCACAACAAAAATACACTAAAAAGAATTTTTACAATAACATGAGTGTTTTAAATGGATATGAACCCATTAAAACCTATCAAGCTATTGTGATGCCTGATTATGTTAATTTGCTTTATAATTGTATGATCTATACTTATTATGTAGAACAATTAAACCATATAATTGAAGCTATTAACTTCGCAGCAGATACTTACTGGGGAGATCCTGAAAGATTTAAATTTAAAGCCCTTATTAGTAGCTATCAAACTGTCACTGAACTTAAAGTAGGTCAAGA